CTGAGAATAAAGCTCCTGCTGTAGCTCCTATAGTAGTTTCTATAGATGTTCTTTTTGGATCTAGGTTTGCATTTTCACCTAACTGAAATGTAGTAGAAAATACTAATGGTGTAGCTAATGTAGCTGTTGCACCTACTTTAAGATCAGATGCTATTTTAGCTTTTAATCTTTTATATTGTAAATTTTTACCACGTTTTAACTTAATAGAATTTACTACACCTCTACCAAGTCTACCCCATCCTAATGGCATAAATAATAGCCAAGGATCAGCAACAATCATATTTACAAGCTCAGCACCAAATAGTTTAGGATTTTGTTTTACCATATTCCCAACTTCTTTAATGTCTATATTCATTGGTCCTTCTTCTAGAAGATAACCAAATCTATTTAGTTTACGTTCTGCTTCTTTATAAACTCTAGATCCTGCTTGATCAGGATTATTTTGTATATATTGTAATGCTTCTTGTGCTTGTTTCTTTTTAGTATTACCAGTAAGCCATTGATACAATGATGCTGGTAATGATTCTTCTCTAATAAGATCTATAGGATTACGTAATGACTGAAAGAATCCAGGAGTTTTATCTTGTACAGGTTCTTTTAAACCATCAGATAAACCTTTAATTGGATCTTTCAACTTAAATTCTTCAAGATGAAAGTCATTATGAGGCATTAGAATCCCATGTCTTTAAATATTTTTTTTTGATATTGTATTTCTCTGCTATCTGCTAAAGCATCAGATTGTTTTGGAATTTTTTTACTTTTTTTAGCAAATGGACTTGATTTACTTTTCATAGTAAATTTTTCCATTGTTTTTCTAAATACGTTTTCTGATCTAACAGTAGCTGTTTTATATGATTTTAATGCACCTTTAGATTTAGCTTTTGTTACTGCTAATTTAGGTACTTTTCTTGTTTGTCTAATAGTTCTTAAACCTGTTGCTGTTTTTGCTCTAGATCTACCAAGTTCTTTACGTAATGTACCAAAAAACTTTTTGTTCATAGTTTTAAGTGCAACACTTTCAGCAGCAAGATCACCAGTAGCTCTTTGTGATAAACCCATAAACTCAGGTAAATCACCTAATAGTTTTCTTTGATTAGCTTTAACAGTTTCATCTGACATAACAGATGTAAATCTGCTTGGTGATTTTTGTGGTTTAAGTTTTTCTAAACCTTTAAACTTTTTGCTTACGCCTGTTATTTTAAATCTTTTAATCATTATACTCCTAGTCAAAATACTCAGGAAACTTAGCTTTTAAGATTTTCATAGCTCGTTCCTTAGATACTTTTTGTAATTGTGGATTAGATGCTAATAGCATATTAAATACTTGTGAATCATCATTAGCAACTACGTTACCTGATGAATGTGGAATAACTATTTCTGGTCCTTTTTCACCAACAAGATAAGGTTGACCTGCATTGATTGGTCCACCTTGTTCTCTTTTCTGAATAGTAGCATCTGTAATACCTAATTTACTAAAGAAACTTTCATTCTTTTGTATTACTCCAGATTTAATTAATTGTTCCATAATTTTAATTTTGTCATCTACTCTTAAAATTTGTGGTTTACCAGCTGCTTTTAATTGAGCTTGTTTTTTTCTTACTGCAGCTTGATATTGTACTGCTATTTCTTCAACAGCTTTATCATAATCAAGTCCTGGATTTCTACTTCCTTTATTTTTATTAAAGAAGTTAGATACTTTGCTACCAAAGTTTTCAAACCAGTTACCTTCTGAGATACCTACTTTACTTAATAAATTTTTTGTTTCTGATATATCAGCAGCAGTAGCTTGTATTGGAGCTTCTTTTCTAGCATCAAGAATTTTTTTATATTGCTGTGATACAGCTCCTGCTTTAATTACATTATCTAATGCACCTTGTCCTAATGATTTACCTTCAGCACCAGCTTGTAAAAATGCTAGACCTATAGTAAATGCAGGATTAGACATTAGTCCTTCAAAGCCACCTTTATCTTTCCAAGTAGCCATTGCTTTATCTAAGTCAGTACCAGCAAGATTTGCTAGTTTACTTAAAAAATTATTATCATTTGAATATTGTGTACCACTACCACCCATAACAATAGGATCTGAAGGTTTGGCATTTTGTTTAGGTATTTTATTAGTTTTATTTTGATTTAATATATTTTGTGGAACAATAGATGTTGGAAATAATTCACCACCTTTTTTAGTTAATGGTGAACCACCTTTTCTTTCTGCTAAACTTGCTTTTATTCCATCACCTAATGATGAATTAAAATCAGAGTCCATATCAGAAAAATCATTATCTGCTCTATTATCTATTCCTTGTAGTTTTTTTAATATATCACCATATGTGTCTGTTAATAATCCCATTATAATATTCCTTTATCTAAGCTGTTATCCTTTAACCAATTATAGAAAGGACTTTGATTTACTGCTAATAAACCTACAGCTGATGGTTTATTTAGTAATGTTTTTTGATTAGCTAATGCTTTTGTATATTCAGTTTGAAAATCAAACTTAAATTTATCAGCACTTTTACCAAAAAATTTAGCTGCAACACTATCTATTCTATTAGCTGCTGTATTTTCAACTAATTTAACATCTTCTGGTACATCATAAAAATTGTCATTATCACCAGTAGTATTATTATCATTACCAAGTGATTGAAAATATCCACTATCTTCTAAAAATTCATACTCAGGTGAACCTTTAACTAATACTGCATTTGGGTTGTATGCTCTTTTATGTTGTATATAAAAATCTCTTGTTCTTGGCATACCAAATTTATCTGTGCCTTCAATCCAATTAGATCTTCTTTTAGTATTAGCAGCATTTGCAAAAGGTGATAATACTTCTTTTAATACATTAACTGACATAAAAGGAGTTTTAGATTGTAAAATTCTTTCCATAGAAGTTTTACCACTTATAGCATCATTTACATTTACACCTGAGTCTACAAGATCTACAATATTTTTAGCTGTAGCTCTATCTAATTGAGTTTGAGACATGCCTAAATCAGAAGCCATACCTATAGTAGATCTATCTGGACCTAATGTTAAATCAGATCTAGATGTTCCTGAATCTGTATGTGGATTAGGTCTATTACCTGATCCTGTATTTGATGAATCATTATATGAACTTGATGATGTTCTAGTATCAGAATAATTACTAATACCTTTTTCTGTTGATACAGCAGCTTCCATTCCAGAAACTTCCATATCATTTCCACCATCAGATCCTGATCCTCCTCCTCCTGACATATTAACTCCTTATAATATTGCTAAAGCAATAATGATTATAGCTATAACTGCACATTCTTTTTTATGACATTTAATAATGTGTGGTATATGTTCTTTAAGTTTCATTATAATAATCCTCCCAATAATCCGAAACCTGCACCTATTGCAGCTCCCATTGGTCCAGTTGCTCCTAACATAGGAGCTAAACTTGCACCTGTTAATGCACCACCTGCAGCCATTGTAACTGGATTAGCTCTAGGTTGTTGAACAGAACCCATTGTTGAAGGTAAACCAAAAGCTATTGGTGATACTGTTTGTTGATATTGTTGTAATGCAGCCATTGGAGCTAATTGTCTTTCAGCTTGTATATCTTCTAAAGCTCCTCCAACAGCAGTTAAACTTGGTACTTGTTGAGCTGTTTGTAATTGTCTAGCTCTTTCTCTTTCTAATTGACTAAATGCAAGTGGTAATGCTCTATCTGCAACTTGTGAAATAACAGCATTTTGAGCACCCATACTTGTAGGTGTTCTACCTGCACCACTAAACTGTCCTGCAACATTTGTATAGATATCTTGTCCAGCTTGTGCAATCAAAGGAGATAAGAAAGGATTTGTAAACTTGCCTTGTATAGTATCCATAATCTGTTGGTTAGCAGCTCCTGCTATTTGTTCTTGTGCAGCTAAACCTTGTAATGTTTGTTGTGATGGTGGTACATAACCAGTACCTGCTGGTCCTTGACCATATATAGTTCCAGCTTCAGATATAATCTGATTTAAAGCTGGTTGTGCTGGTGCGTAAGGTTCTACTCTACTTGTTGTAGTAGAAGTTCCTCCACCTCCTCCTCCAAATGACATATGTTATTTCTCCTTTTTCTTTTCTAATAATACATGACTTTCTTTAAAACCAAATGGTTTAAGTACACGTTTCCAACCAGGTCTCGCTACTAACTCTAATAAATCACAGTTGTTTTGCCATGCAAAATCTTCAATATGTTTTATTAGATGTTGCCATTTTTCACGATGATTACCAGTCATGATTTTAATATTTAAACATCGCTGTAATGGTCTTTGTATTATTTCTGTAACAACTACTCCATAATACTTTTTATCTTGTGAATTCCAAAGAATCCATAATTGCATCTTATTATCTAAGATCCATTTTTTTATATGTTCTGCTCTAGCATATCCATTAGATCTTGCTAATGCATCTGCAATATTTTGTGATACCATACCCCAAGCATCATTAACATTTTCTGTTGGTATTCTAACCAGTTCAATCACGTAATAATTAAATAACTTAAATTTATATGTATAGAATCAGTAGAGCTTATTGTTGTTTTTAAAATATCTGATGCTTCAAGTATAAGTGGAGCTGATAATATTTCAATTGAATTATTAGCAGATAAAGCTTTTGTATTTAATATTTTGTATGTTGCTGATGCTGAATTATCTGTAATATCTAAAGAAATTGTAGGTGTATTAGCTGTATTATTAGTAACTATAATAGATTTTATAATTATAGTTTCATCTGTTCCAGCAGTAAGTATTGATGTCTGCGAAGTAGATGCTATTGCTGCACCTTTATATTTATAACTGTTAGCCATTCTTAGGATATTTAACTTTAACCTGTTTTATAGCTTCATAAAAATTAAAGTATTTTTGTTTAAGTTCTGGATTTTGATCTATTGAGTGCCATAGCATATCCAACTGATCTCCTATTTCAGGATAAGCATTTCTTCTTTGTTGAACATAATTAGATTCTGTACCTATCTCATTTATTTTAGCTTCTATATCAGTTTTAGGAATAGGTGTTGTTCCATTTTCCCAAACAATACTATTTATATCTCCACCACTAACAGAAACTTCTGCATTTGGATTTATTTTTAATATTGCATTTATAATTATATCATTTGTCATTATGCACCAATCTCCATTGCTATTATTGTTCCTTTTGAGCCACTATAATTCATTTTCATTGCGTAACTTGATGATCCATGTATGTATGTTTGATATGTTATTTGTGATGTAGTGTTTGGAGAATCTAATACTGAAAATGAAGAACCAACAACATGAGCATCATCTCCACCATTGGTTTGAAAACCTCTATTACTATTTCCTAAATCAGTTGAATCTCTATAAACTGTTAGCAATCCATCAACACCATTATTAGCATAAGTGGAAGTGCTTACTGCTACTAATATTTTACTAGATGTAGAAGATGGAGTTATATTTACTGATAAAGTATTTGAAGCTGTAACAAAGGTTGTTGATGTTGTGCTTCTTTCTGTAGTATCAGTTGCAGTTACAGTTTGTAAAACTGTACCAGTAGTAATAGCTGCTGGTAGAGCTGTTATCGCAGATATTGTATTATTGTTTGGTTTAATTATTGCCATTACTCTCCACCTCCATTGTCAATAACAGTTCCACCATCTGTTATCCATTTTTGTATTGCTTGGTAATCTGTGTTTGCTTCGTCTAGTGGCACAATATAAGAAACACTATCTTTAACCATAGTATAATTTATAAATTCTCCATCTAAATAATTTTTTGTTACTGTTTCAATCATAATTATAACTCCGCATCAAATGTTGCACCACTTTGTAAAGCTGTATCTCCACTAGAAGAAAGACCATTTACATAAACAGTAACATGGTTAACATTTTCAAATTGAGTTCCAGAGCCAGTTCCAGTGTTACTAAAACTTACTGTTGAAGTTGGAGTAGCTCTCATAGATGGTCTAAAAACCACCTGACTTCTAGTATTATTATTGTTTGTAGATAAAGGAAAAAGCCATTGGTTACCTGTTGTTTTATAAAAATATCTTTTACATCTGTCTCTACTTATATCAAAAGGTGTGAACTCAAAATCAGATGCTGATGTTCCAGCTTCCATTTGTATTCCTGTAATATAAAAATTATTTGATGTGCTATCAGCATGATTAACTTGACCAACTGCTCTGTTTGCTGATGTTACAGAACCCCAAGAAGTATTAAGAGTTCCACTAGAATAAGTTGAACCAGCAGCAAAATAAAAGTTTAAATATAAAGAAGCATTTGCATCATTACCAAAAGCTCCAGTAGTATCTCCAGCAAAAGTTAAAGTTTTCTTTTCCCATGTGTTAGATGATGAAATTGTATAACTTTGAGAAATTTGTCTAGTATTATCATTATCGTATAATTCAATAATATTTGTTCCAGTTTTTGTAGCATATACCCAAAAAGAAACTGTAAGACTTTCAGCAGATGAAGTTCCTTTTTTAAGATACTGTAACATTTGACCTTCAATAGCTTGTTGTATTATAAGTCTATCTCCAGCAGCTAAAGATCCATCAGCAGTGGTACAATCCATTTTTAATGATCTTGCAAAACCTTGACCAGATGGAACAGTTGTGTCTTGTGATTGTGTCCATACTCCAGCAGCAGTTGATAAGTTTGTTTGCCATCTATCTACTGTGTGATAACCATTAGAACTAATTGAAGAAGTTGAATTTGCTCTTTGAGCTTGTTGCATATCTCCATTGATGATGATGTTTTTAAATGCTGATTGATTTTGTACTGTACCACTTGCAAGTTTAGCAGCAGTAATTGTTGAATCAGTTATCTTTGCAGCAGTAACTGCACTATCAGCTAGTTTAGCTGTTGTAACTGTAGCATCTGTAGGTGTTCCTGCAGATAAGGAATTACCAAAAATTATAACGAAGTCTATAACATCTCCTGTAGATAGGTTAGATGCAAATGTAAGTGTTGAACCACTTACTGTAAAACTGTCTGTTGGAGCTTGGATAGTTCCATTAAGACTTACTAAAAATTGATTAACAGTTTCATAGTCTGTAAAGTTTGCACCACCATTTTGCATAGTGTACGCAGCTTGTCCATTAACTGCTGTAATAGCATCTAGCTTTACAAAGTTTCCTATTATCGGTGATTTACCTATATATGCCATTTATTAACTCTTTGGGTTTGCGTCTTTAATACTTTTTATTCTAGCTTTCCAAGCATCTATATCTTTATAGATTTCGTCTAGCTGATCTCCAATATCACCATAAGCTGTACGTCTTGTACTTCTCACAGTAGCATTGGCTTCTTCTTTGTTAGCTGCTGATTCTTGTGCTGATAATTGTGCGTCTGTTGGTTGTGCAATATCTAAATTCCACTCCTTAATGTAAGCACCTTTGCCATCACTATCGTCTTGCAACATAACATCTTTTAAAAAATCTACTTCTGATACACCATTTGCTTCACAGTAGAGTTTTATTTTATTACTTAATTGTGCCATAGTTTGTCCTCCTTAATTTTATATAATTTTAAATGCCAAAAATTGAATTTCGCATATATTTTGTGCTGCGTTTCCAGTATAATCATATTGAGTTACTGATAATGTTAAATAATCACTAGATCCATTCATAGTAATTATTCCTCCCATAGTAGAAACTGATTGACCTACTGTGGTTGTTCCTTCATTTCCAGCACTAGCTCTAAAATTTGTATTACTTCCATTTTTTTGAATATAACTTTCAAATAAAACTACAGCATTACCACTTGAGCCATGTCTATTAGTATGAGTTGCAGTTACAAAATAATCTCCAGCGACTTCTGGAGTAAATCTTCCATTTGAAGTATTATAATCAGTTCCAGAATTTACAGTTGTGTTTCCTAAAACTATCGTTGTTGCTGTATTTTGAGACAGAGAATAATTACCAGTTTGATATGCTGTAAAATATGGTTGATTATTTCCACCAATACCAGATACAAAGTTTGCTCTAGTCATTTTTTTTAATGCACTAGCTGATGTGTCATGGATTAATATTGTGTCATCTGTTGCGATAGAAGTTTCAGCAGTTTGACCAGTAATTATTGTAGGTGCTACTTGTGAGTTGCTAATAGAACCATCTGGAGCATTTACAGTTTGTAAAGCTCTACCAAGATAAACACAGTACATTTCATCTGTACCATTAACCAATGCAGCAGAAAGTGTTAGTGTAGTGCCACTAGCAGTATATGCTTTACCTGATCCTGGTTCTTGAATTACATTATTAATTACAAGCCTAATATCATTTTCATTAGTTACAGCATGATTTAAAGTGTATGCAGTTTGAGAGTTGACAATAGTAAAAACTTGTCTTTCAAAACTTGCATAACTTTCTGCTGGTGTATTACCTATATAAGCCATTTATAAATCCTATGTAATTTCCATTATGGAAAGTGATCCAGATACTTTGTCAGCTACAGAACAATCAATTTTTATTTCGTCTGTTGCTTCCATTACAACTTTGCCGCCAGATAAAAGTTCTAATGAACTTCCAGCTGGTATAGTTACATCTTTAACTAAAAAAGATGTTCCATTTGCTACGTTATTTGCACCACCCCTATTTGCTGTATCACTAACTAATTCTACCTCAACTGTAACAGAAGATGTGTGAATGTTAGTTAGGATCAAACCAAGAATTACTGTAGTGGTACTGCCAGCAGTTGTGTACATTTTATATGGAGTTCCAGCCGATGCGGGTTCAGCAGCGAAAGTAACAACCTTAAAAGTATTTGCCATTTGTTTTTTCTCCTATTAATTAACCTAAAGCTATCGCCAAGGCTGTTGGGTCATCTCCAGTATTTGTTATTGTTATAGTTTCATTACCGCCATCGTTTGTTTCTGCTAGAGAGATCCCAGATCCAGCAGTAAATTTTGAAAGTAAGAAATTTGGTGTTGTATCATTTGATGATACAGAAACTTTTATGTCTGTATTGGCTGATATAGTTTGCCAAGCAGAGCCATCGTAATATTTTAAAACATTTGACGATGTATTAAACGCGAGATCTCCAGCATCATTACTAGATGAGGGATCAGATGATCCAACTCTATATCTTTCTGCAAAACTATTTACACCAGCTACATTATCAGCAACAGTTGTTACATTAGCTTTGATTGCTTCAATAGCATTCAAGTCAGATACAAAATCTGAAGTGGCTAATTGATTAAGATCTGAAACAATGTCAGACGTTGCTAAAGTATTTAAGTCAGAAACAATATCAGACGTTGCTAGAGTATTCATGTCTGCAATGACATCTGTTGTTGCTAATAATGCCATGTCAGCAATAACATCTGAATTTGCTAACAAAGCCATATCAGCGATAACATCGGTAGTAGCCAATAATCCCATATCAGTTACTACTGCGCTAGCAGATAAAGTATTAATATTTGTTTGATCCGAAGAACTCGGAGTAGTTCTTACCCAGGCAGAACCCGTGTAAACCATCATAACATTATTTGAAGTATTAAAATATAATGCTCCAGTAACTAAACTGTCTCCGTCATTATCAGCTGAAGGATCACTAGATTTTGCTCCTAGGTATCTATCATCAAAATTATCGTAACTGGCAGCAGCAGATGTAGCTGAACTAGCCGCAGCTGTTGCCGATGAAGCGGCTTCTGAGGCTTTTGTAGTCGCAGTATCTTTATGGCCACTCGCAGTTGAGGCACTTGAAGCGGCAGCTGTCGCAGAGTTGGCCGCTGCTGTGGCTGAACTTGCAGCAGCACTTTGAGAACTGGTAGCCGATGCAGCGTCAACTATTAAAGACCATTTTGCGCTGTCTGTATTTGTCGTTAATGGTTGTGAACCAGAGCTGGTATGAGCAGTTACACAAATAAAAATATTATTAGTTGACGTATCTTTAACTAAATCTCTAATTACATACGCTGTTGAAGCGGCCCAGTTACCTTTAAATGTTCCAAGCTCTTGCGTTACAGATAGCTCTCCAGAACTATCAAATGACAATACTTTACTAGCTCTGTCAGTTGCAGACGTAGTAAACTCGGTACTCGTCATTGTGTTAGTACGAGAAATTTTAAGAGATCTATCTAATTCTTCTTGAAGCTCCTGGTTTTGCATTTGGAGTTTATCCAAAGCATCTTCGTGAGTTTCTGCTGGAAATGGATCATTAGCAACATAATCCGTTTCTTGAGTTAAATTAGTGTTTCTTAAAATAACTAAAGTAGTTCCCGATGCGGGAGCCGTAACCATAGTAACAGTTCCACCCGATGCGCCATTATCAACTATAGAATAATTAGTAGATCCAGTACCTTCAGATTTAACTGTCTCTGTTCCAGTAGCCGATCTTTCAATTACTGTTATTTCAGAAGTTGAATTTATCGGAAATGTGTACGCAAATTCTGTCGTGGATCCGTTACCACTATAGGAATTACGCAAAGTTGTCGTAGAAATCGTCATAATTTTTTATATCTGTGTTGTGAAAAAAATAGTTTGTAGGCATGAAAATCCTACACTATGTTTCTCTTTATTTAAAAAAGTCTATATTGTCTATAACTAATTTGGTGTAATTTCGCCTGGTTCCCACCAATAATCTTGACCAGTTCTGTTTAATAATTTGTTAGTATCTCTCCTAGTATCGTTATCAAAATCGGGATTTATTAGCTTTTCAAGTGTATCAAATAGTATTCTTTCTAAAGCAACTCTGGCATACCATAAAGAAGAACCAGGAGTGTATCTTTGTACGAATGCTGCAAGCTCTCTCCCAGCATTAGTTTTTTCTCCAGTTCCTAGTTGTATAAGATTGCCAATAGTTAAATTTATAGTATCTCCTAAAAATGAAGTAACTGGCCCCGCAATAGTTTTACTTAAAGATCCACCATATCTGTTTTGATCTGAAAATAAGAAGTCTCCAAATATTCCTAATCCACCACCATAAACTATTGCATTTAACCAATATCGTGGCCCCATATTTTCTACTGGTGTTGGGTTTTTACCAGCTGCAATTTGTTTTATTTCATAAGCTAAAGCTCCCATCAAAGCACCTCCTACAATCATTGGCACTAAATATTTAGCTTTTCCCGCTAAACCTACTTGCTGAAAACCTCTAGCCAAATGCGTCATTCCTAAAGTAATTGGAAAATTTTTATACATTAAAACAGAGTTCATTAGTTCGCCTGGTAGTGTTCCAGGTTGAGTATAACCACTTGCAACAATTCTACCTTTTGCAGAAGAAGTAGGTACTGCAAAGTTTGTTTCATTAGTTACATAAGTTAATAACCTGGTAGTTAAAAATTCTCTTGTAGCTTCATCTAAGTCAGCTCTTTGCATAATATCATCTGGTCTTAAAAAAGTTGCACCTTTACCAACCATAGATGGCTCATCTACTCCAGCATCATATAATTTTGTTTTTCTAATAATATCCCATTCATCAGCTCCAATGCCGTTTTTCTGTAATTGTTTTTGTAAATTAGGATCTAATTTTTTAAATACTTTTCCGCTTTCTTCTGCAAGTGTTCCCATTACAGACATACCAAACGCCCATCTTCCAGATTGAGTAATGTGTGATAATCCAGATCCTCTTAATACAAAATCAGAAATTCTTTTAGACCAAAATGGAGCATCTACTTCGTTTAAAAATCTTGCTTGAACTCCCGCAACTGTACTCCAATGTTCTGCAATTAATCCTAATCTAATAGCTGTTCTTGATAATGCTTTATCTTTTTTTATACCTTCTTTTAATAATTTAAGAGAATTTTGATTTGCTTTGTAAGTAGGTAAACCATTAAATTTAGATGTTATTCTTGACCAATGAAAGTCTGTAATTGCCATAACTGAAGCACCCCCTAATTGTGCAGCAGTTAATAATTGTCTTAATGATGCAAAAGTTCTACCCATAAAACCATCAATAGGTTTATGCAAAGTTCCTTTGTGATAAGCATATAAATTTTTTGTATTTTCAATTATTGCTTCAGTTCTATCTTCTTCGTTTCTATATTTATTTAATCTTTTTCTTTTAAATTTTCCTTGTGCTTCTGCTGCTGCATCAATCTTCATTTGTTTTCTAATAGATTGTATCGCCCAAGTGTGTATTGCATCTGGATTTGGCCCCAGGATTTTAAGTAAAGCTATATCCCTAGACATCCCGTTAATATGTTCCATCATAGTTTTAAATGGATCTGGAGAACCAAATCTTGTTTGATATTCCATCCAATCATCAGCGTTTTTAAATGCTAAAAATCTGTGATCTAATCTTCTATTGTGTAATGCTTTGCCGTAACCATTTGTATTTGGTTTGAAAGTTGCCATACCTTCTGTTGCAATATTGTCGTAAACTTCACTTAATGCCTCTCTAATAGTTTTGTCGTTAAAAGGTAAACCAGATCTTTCATTAATCATTTTATCTAAATCTAATTTAGGTAAAATAAAATCTATCCATTCTGCTTTAGGTACAGATCTTACTAATAATGTATCGTGTATTTGTGGTAATCCCCAATCTTTTCTTGATAAAATTTTACCACCAAATTTATTAAATCTTTTTCTTAAATGCTCTGCTGTCTGTCTCCAAGCATCTGCTAATTGTTTTGCATTAAGGTTAGAAGTATTTTCTCCCATTAATTCTCTTACCATTAATTTTAAATTAGCTTTTTGATTTTTAGTTTGAAACCCACCAATTTTGTATTTCATTTTATCTAATAGATCTGCCATTAATTGATGAGCTTTTCCTCTTTCAATATCAACAGCTCTTTCTACATTAGGTAAAGGATTTATATTATCTTGTGCCATTAATGCTCTATAAGCATTTGCAAAATCTTGCTCTCCATTTGCATTTTTATAAGTTGCAAAAACATTTTCTATTTCAAGCATTTTATTTTTTTGCAAGATAGTAAACCTTAACTTTTCAGCCTCCTCTATTTTCATAGCATCGTAAACTTCTCTTGCAGCTCTTTGCTCTGCTTCTGGTTTACTTAAATTTTTTCTTGATTGATAAAAATCTTCTAGCTCGTTTAAATTATCTCTAAATTTATATGCTTGAGTTTCACTTATTAAACCTTCTTTAACACCATTAATAATACATTGTCTAAACTTGCTCATATACAATCCTTCAATCTTTCAAACATAGTTGCACTTTTAGCATCTTGTTCGTACATTTCTCTTGATGTTTTTGTAAGTGGTACTATTTCTCCAGTAGCCTCATCTATTCTTTGTCCAATAACTATTGGTGTATCAATATCATTAGTTGGATTTAATCTTGAAAACTCTTTATCTTTAATTTCAAAATATTTAGCTTTTAATTTTTTTTTAATTTTTTTATCAGCTTCTAATAATTGATTTAATTCTTTTGCTGTTAAAGTATCTTTTTGCCATTTTAACTTTTTATAAACTGCGTGGCTTTCATCTGTAAGTTTTTCTAGTTCTTTTAATCTAATTTGTAATTCAAAAGAAAAACCATCTTTAGTTAATACTTGTGCATGAATAGCTCTATATTCAGAGCCTTTATTAGATCTTGCTACATCATCTAAAAAATCGTCAATGTGAATAATTTTAACTTGTTTGTTTAAATCTGATAAAACTAGCTTTGCTTGTGTTATGGTGTCTAAATTAATTCTTGCACCTAAATAATCTGAAATATGTTCTGGTTTAATATTTTGATCTAATTTTTCTTGTAATTTAGACTTATCTTTTATTCGTGCCTTTAAATCGCCACTATATTTTGTTGCTGTAGGTTGTAAATCCTTTTTAACTCTATCAAGTTTTTTCGACAACGTACTGTAAATTTCGTTGAAATCATTTGATATATGGTATAATCGATCTTTAGTTATGGAATTAAAATCGCCAACAGAACTGGTAGTAGAACCTCGTATAAGTGGAGGTTTAGTTTGTGCAGTTGCTAAAACTTTAGATGACGGAGCTGCATCTGTTACCTGGGATGTAGATGCCAAATCCTGGGTTTTTGCTAAAGGCTTACCAGTAGGAACTGTTTTTGCTGCTGATGTTGCTCCAGCTTCCGTTTTAATGGCCAAAGACATTCCATCTTCAAACATTTCTCCTTCTGAAACTGAGGCTTGATTTCTATAAGCTGCCTCTGTAGGCACATCAAAATCTTTAACACCTTCAATATCTTCAGCTAATTTAGTTTCGTTTTTGTTAAAACCAGATTTAGATTGAACGGAACCAGTTTTGTCTAATTTTTCTGTATTAAATATTCTGTAACTATTGTCATCAAAACCAGCAGATTTTTCATACTTAACACCTTCAAACCCTTGTGCAATTAATTGATCGTCTGTTAATTTATCAGCTTGTTCAGCAGTTGCTAATTTTATTTTATTTTCGTCTATTATTCTTTCAATAATATTACCTTTGCCACTAGCTCCTACTTTACCAGCTTTGATAGCGTTAATATCATCTGTAAACCAAATAGATTGATCTGCTGTTTTATTAAGATCAAACTCTTTAAAATATTTATCTGTGCCATGATATATAATTTTATTTCTTATTGGCGGTAGATCTACGGGTTGTCCGTCTTGTAATTGTTTAACAGCTGTATTTAATCTTTCATTATGTTCAGTTCGTGCAGCTGGAGTATTGTTAGGTATATCTTTTTCTGGAAATTTGTAATTATCTAAAGCATCATCTTTGTATTTAGAATTTATATTATTAAGTTCTTGTTTTATTTTTTGTAAATCTTCTGTTGGAACTTTAGCAAGATATTTTTGGCCTACTTCAATACCTTTACCAAATGATTTAAACACACCTAATAATAATGGAGATAAAACAGCTGATGCACCAGATACCATGGCAATATTTTTTAAACCAGTTTCTAAACCAGCATCTTCAAAACCAAGCTCTGCTCTGTATGGTTGTGCTTTTAATTGTATTAATGTTTCAGTTACACCACCAATAATTGCTTCCATGTATGCAACTCTTAAAGCTGCTGCACCTATACCACTTGGAATAGAGTAACCAAAAGATGCTGCTACACCACCTAACATAATCGGATCTGTAAATGCACCTCCAGCCATACCAACAAAGCCACCAGTTTTACCACCAAAAGAATACCATTCTCCAGAAGCTCTCTGGTTTATATTTTCGTATTCTTCCCAGGCACTATGAGCTTTACTTGCTATAGTTGCTTTCATATTATCTGGAGTATCTAAACCAGCTTCTACTAATAATGATTTTAAATTTTCATCTGTTGTTTGTAGTTCTGAAATTTTATTCCAAAAATCTACTTCTAATTCTTGTCTATTAGGAATTTTAGCAACTTGCTTATATCCGACAACTCGTTCTTCGCCTTCTCCAGAAAAAGTCAACATATTATCATAAGGAGAAACAAAATCTGTATGACCCGTTTTATTTAATATTTCAATCATGTTGCCATATTCTTCTGCATAATTATTTCGTTCAGATGCAAAAGTTTCTGATCTAGTAAAAGCATTATAGGCAGCACTATAGTTTTTCATAAAACCAGTTCTTTCGCCTTGAGCAGTACTGGTTACATTTTCTACAGCTGTAGCTTGTTCTTCATCGTAAAAAATAGACATTATTGTAATTCTGTTGTTATTTCTGCTTTGATATTATTTAGATCAATTATGAATAATTGATTGTCAGTATTAAATAAATATTCGTGATCTCCTCCAAGTGTAAGAGGATTTTCTCCCATGGCTATTTTATATTTACCATTACCAACACTTACAAAATATGGATATTGTTCTAAAAAAACTTGTGATGGTAAAAATTCTTCTCCGTTTATTTGTGGATTTTTTCCATTTGATGATGCTTGAGTAAACAATTCTGGATTACTTTTTAATAATTCTTCAACATCTTTAAATTTTCCTTCTTCTAACCAAGGTGGAATAGCAACCATGTTTTTTCTTGAGTTAATATCAAAGCCACCCATTGTTATATCTGGCCCCGTTTTTTCAATTATTGTTGCACCAGCAGCCATTTTAAATGCTTCTTCCCATTCAGAACCTTTAAAATTTTTTGTAGTTTCTCCATTATTTTTTAATTGTGCAGCGTAAATATAATTAGCTGTTTCTACTACTCTATTAAAAGTATTTTGATTTTCTCCAAAAGCTCCAGAATATTTACCTATAACATTTAGTAAAACTCCATCTGTGCTTTTCATTTTATACTTATCAGCAAGATCTGCATTTTTAGATAACAAATATCCATCGACAGCTAATTTTACATTATTGCCTGGCACGCCATTATTCATCATAACTAATCCGCCTATGTGAGCAAAAACTGAACTATCTTTAGAAAATTCTTTAAATGCTTTTGCACTATCCATACCGAATGCTTTAACTAAACCAGTAGATAAATTTATAATTTGATTAGCACTTGTTGCACTATCAAACGCACTTTGAATAGCTGTCTTTTCATCTTCTGTAAAATATTTAATTGATCTTTTATAAAAATCAGAAACAGTTTTGGCTTGTGCAATTCTTTTTTCAACTTTATCTTTAAAATTATCAATATTGCCAGTTGTTAGTAATTCTTCAAAACCTATAGTTTCAAGACTAATAATATTTTTTTCACTAGCTGTTACTAATTGATCTTTATTTAATTCTGTAGTTAAATTATCTAAATATTCTTTTGAAATTCTTAAATTATTTATATCTTCTAATTTTTTACCTTTTCCATCTTTACCTTGAAAATTAGTTAAAATATTTATTCTATTTTGAATTGCCTCTACAGACATATTGTTTAGTTGTTGATAAATAGGATAATCAACTTGCATTTGTGCTAATTTAATTAAACCTTTTTCATCGCCAGTATCTTGCGCAATCTTAATAGCTGCTGCAAAATCTTCTTCGTTAATTACATAGCCAGCTTTCATATTGCTTTCCATCGTATTAATATTGTTTTTGTTTGCATAATCAGCAGTAACTTTTTTAGTAACTTGTAATTTTTCTAAAGCATCAACAGAATATTCGCCATCAAGAGGAATATTTGGATCTTTCTTTGCTAATTCTATAGCTTCTGCTTGTTGTTCTATTGGTACATTTTTATATTTAAAAAAAGCAATTTGTGTTTCAGTTGCTTTCTTTACTTTATCTAATGTATTACCAAATATTTCTTTTGTTTTTGTATCTTCGTACCAGGCATTTAATTCTTTACGAGCTGCGCTACTTTCTAAAGGTGTTCCATACAGTATAGATTTTTTTAAAGTTTCAACTTGATCTAATTTGTTTCTTCTTAATGATAATAAAAAATTTTCAGTAGATGCTGTTTTAATTGCGTTTACATCTTTAAAATTTTGTTTTGTCATCCATGACTTGAACTTTCTTTGAGCTTGTTTGCCTGAGAGTTGACTATTTACTGTGTCAAATATAGTTTGCCATTGATCGTTGTATAATTTACCCGCTGCATCTGGATCACTCATTTGTGATGCGTTAATTTTAGTTTCAGATAAACCCGTATAACTATCGCTACCATTCATAACTTCTTTAACTTTTTCTAAAACTTCATTGTCAGTTTTATAATCAAGATGTTTTGCGTAAAGTTTTTCTCCAGATTGAACCATGCCTTTCCAGGCTCTACCAATAGATCCAGCTTCCTGGAGACTTGCAAAAGCTCTGTTTTGAACATTAGAAGATTTAGCTGTTGGTTCTAATTGTGATTTGTATAATTTAATTGACATAATTAAGCTCCATAAAACATTGATCCCGTATTTAATAAACTTTGACCCGCTGCAAAGTAACTAGCTTTTTTAGCAACCTTACCTCTGTATCTTTGTAGATCTGCTTCAGCTTGCATCATAATCGCTTCATTCTCTGCTGTGTCTCTAGCGTTCTCTGCATTGAATTGCATAATGTCTCTGTCTGTTTGTAATTCTAATTCTTGTGCATAAAGAGCTTCTGCAACTGTACCCGATAATTCGACACCACTACTGGCATAACTTGTTGTGGTTGCACCTTGTATCTGTTCAACTGTTTTATCAAATCTTGGCAAGTTATATTCGTTGTGAACAGACATAATCTGTTTAGCTTCTTGCTCTTTAATTTTTTTATTATTTTCTATAATCTTTGCATTGTATTCAGCTGCTCTTTGTTCAGCTTTACCCGCAAATATATCTCCAAAAAAACTCATTTTAAAATCCTCGCAAATCTGTAAAAGTCAGCACCATCTGGCCCGTAGTTCTTCATTAATCCTTCTTCCTCTAAACCTAAAAATTTTGCAAATCGGATAGCAACATCACAATCAGCTTTGACACTTGTTTGAAATCTTTTAAAATTATTATTTTTTAAAAGCATATCGCACCTTAATTTAATAACTTTTGAAAATGTTATTGGAAAGTTATTTATTTGTTTTGTAGCCAAGACCCACCCTTCGGCTACGCCATCCCAGAGTGGAAACACTCCTCCAGCCGCTATGGGTTTGTTGTTCAACATCCCAGTAAACGACATTCCAATTTCTTTAAGATAATAAGCGTATTTTCTGTGTTCGGGTCTTAACTCTAACAATTCAGAATTTAATCCTTGTTCTAAAATAAATTCTGCGTGTTTGTTTTCAAATGGTACAAAATCTATCTTAGACACTTTCTGTCTCCAATCTAGGATAGATACCTAGGATCGTCATTGGTAGAGCTTGGGGTTGTTGAACATAAACTAATCCTTCAGTTCCATAACCCGTATCAAACTCTATTGTTTTATCTCCAGTAAATAATGGAATAGGCAAGTTCATTGGAGATCCACTAGCTCTAAAATCAATAGCAGTTAAATTAGCTGCATTTGGCCCCACACTAGCTCCTACTGTATCTTGAAATCTAATTGATAAATCGTAAATTCTTTTTGTTTTAGTTTGAGTAGTCTCTGTATAACCCTCATCTAATCTCATTGTTTGTAAATCAGAAGTATAAAGTAAACCAACTTTAGCTTGTTCAGTTGCATTGTCTAAAGTTATTCCGCCAGAAGCAGATACAGTTTTTGAAGTTTGAGTTGAACCTTCGCCAATAACATCTACAACTTCTCCAACTAAATGATCTAAACCAGATAATGTAGATGTTTCATCGCCAACATAACTTAATCCACTATCCAGGTAATGAAATGCTGTTACATCTTCTGAAAAATCAAATGGTGTAAAATATTCTACATAACGTCTTACAGCTCCGTTTATCCATCTTTGAACAATAACCCAAACTTGATCTTCATCGGTATCGCCATCAATTACAGCAACACTTTCTACTTTAGCATGAGTTAAAATATTATCCGTTTGTTCTGAAGTATGAGCTGAAGTTAAACTAACAACTGTAGATAAAGTTTTATCTGAATACAGTTTAAATTGATTGTTATCAATTTTTTCAATATAATATTTTGTATTTTCCGATAAACCGCCAATCGCTGTACCCGTGTTATCGTAATAAAATATATCTCCAGTTTTAAATCCATGAGATACAGAATAAATAAAATTAGAAGAAATATTTACACCTTGATAAATAAATTGAGTTGTATCGGATCCAGGAGCCGATGTTAAATTGATAGCCGTACCAGCTGTAGCGTTGGTTGCTGTCGTTGCAAGTTTAATCGTATTACTGTCTGCTGCAATAACGTAATAAAGTGAAGAAATGTTTAATCCACCAATAACATTAGACGCAGCATAATAATAAACTGGATCGCCAGTAGATAAACCATGTGATGAAATTGTGATTGTGTTATTTGTTGTTGAAACATTTGAAGCATTGGAAGTAAAAGAAATTTTTTGTTGAATAATATTTTTAGTTGTGTCTGATTTTCCACCTAATATATGTCTGTGCCAGGCTACGACATTTTCTAATCTATTGTAAGTTAAACCAGATAACACTCCGTCTGTTCTTGCAGCCCATACTACAGAATGTGGTTCTTGTTGGTAATCCATTTGAACTACGCCAGTTTCGGTAATATGATTTGCAAGTATAGTTAAGTCTGGTGCAACATAACCATCAGTATCAAAATTATAAGCAAGCTCTCTAATTTTTCTTTTAGCTCTTTGTAAAAAGATAGTGGCGTTACCAATAGATAAAGCATCAACACCCGCTGAACCATAGTTAGATTGTTTAACAATAGAAATATTTGTAGGAGTAATTGCAGATGCGTTTCCAGATGACACGGAATATTCTCCACCCGTTGTCATTACAATTAAAGTTCTTGTAGCTTTCATTGCTTTAATTGCATTAACTTGATTTGATGCGATTGTATAAATCATAGCATCATCATCATTAGTTCCAGCAGACATATTTTCATAGTCTCCAGATTTTGAAAAAAATATAGTTTGTGGTTGATCGTTAGTTGCTGCAAATACTAAACGCTGTTCAAAAAAAGAAACTGAAGATGGAAAACCAGTAGTGTCAGAAAATGATCCTAATTGAAAAGTTGCTGTGGCATCGGTGTTAGCAAAAGCATCGGTAATTGTGCAGACTACAACTGTTGTATTTGTTCTACCCGTTATCTTTGCTTCGCCACCATTAAATTTTATTATTCTGCCAACGTCTGTTGTTTGAAAACCATCCCCGTTATTTATTCCAGTAGTTGAGCTGGCAGTTATATCTACACCCGTTCCCGTACCAGCGGATGCTGGCGTTAAAGTGGTTGCCGTTGTGTTAGTATCCATGTATGGCCCGTTAGTTCCAAAATCTACTTCTGTAAGCGACCAGGATGTATGTCCAGTTCTGGATAGTTTCATCGGTTCGTGATCGGGATGGCAGATATACATCACGTCAGCAGATTGCGCAAATTTTAAATCAAACAGTTGTGCAGTAGTGTATTCAGTTGTGATTTGATAAATTCTATTTGCTATTCCAGCAGATGAATAAGTAGTGTAACCAGATGAATTAACATTGTTACCATCAACGTCTTGTAACTCAAATGTATTTGTAGTTTTGTTGGCAACTTTAAAAGTTTTATTATTTACTTCTGTCATTCCTACAACACTAGAAATATTTATAAAATCTCCGTTAGAATAACCATGTGAACTAGATGTAACTACACCTGGATTAGCTTTAGTTATTGCTGTTATAGTTTTATTACTTTCAACTATTTGACCACTATCTTTAAAAAATCTGATATAATTGTTGCCCAATTCTAAAATGTAAGTTTGTTCAGTTGAGAAAGTAAATGGTATTAATCTTGTGCTATTTGCAGATGTTTTTATTTCAGATACAAAATAAGATCCTGGCCGTCTAGTTACTGGCCCGTGGGGTAATACAACAAAGTTTTCTATATTTGTTGCGCCATTAAAATATTTGGCAAAGTCTGTTCTACCCTCCATAGAGGATGAAAGCTCCCCAGCCGTAAAGCTAGGTATGCTTAAAAGTTGTTTAGGCATAATTAGTATCTACTGTTTATGAAATCGTCTGTTATTACTTGGTCTGTGTTTCCTAGTGTCGGATCTGTATTATATCCTTCGCTAGCGTCTGTATGTTTTGCTTCTGATAATTTTGCTTGGTATTTATCTGTCATTAACTTTGTAACTTGTAAGTTTGAAGTTATGGCATAAGAAATATCTTGTGCTAAATGAGCTGATATTGTTTCTCTTAACAACACATCTAATTGATTAACATCTGTTATTTGTGCTAGGTAAATTAAATAAACATCAGCTTCATTTATTAATAATTTTCTTCCTTCAATTTTATAATCTGCATCGTAATCTTTGATTTGTAATACACGCAAACAATCTGAAGGTAATGTATATTGATATGTAAAACCCCAGGCTGGAGTATCTGTATCTTGCGCTAATTGAACTCTTTTAATTAAGCAATTCCATGGATGAGATCTAAATACTGCATCTCTTACTGTTTCATATCTTTCGTTGCATAATCTTGCATTTTTAGAATTTTCAGTAAGAGCTGTTATAGAACTAGCTCCTAGTTGATTTAATGCTGAGTTACAAATTTGAATTACGGATGCCATTTATTATGCCTTTGCTGTTTTAGCAGCTCGTTTAAAGTTTGCTGCTGTTGGTGCGCCTTTACTTCCAGGCTTTCTCATTTTTTCATTACTGCCAGCTTTAATTCTAGCTCTTTTTTTATGAATGTTTGCGTATAATCCAGTTTTAGCCATGTTATTCCTTCCTTATATATTTACGTCTTAACTTTCTTGGTGTAACCAAAGCAAATATTTCAGCTTCAGTTAATTCTTGTTTAGTATCAAAACCATAATGGTTTTTGCTATCATGTTTAAATCGATCAACTAAAACATATCTATAAATATGATTGCCACTCTTAAAGTGTAATACCAGTTTTGGTTTATCGATTTTTTTTGTCATTGCATCCTAGGCGGGTTCCACTCTCGCTTTCCCCGCCTAAAATTTTTATTGTATTAATTTACAACGTATGAAATGTTCCAAGACATAGTACCAGCAGTACCACCCGCAGCAGCCATAGTAGCCGCTATGTAGTAGTATCCTCCTGGATCAGAGCTGTCTCCAGCTAATTCCCACATCTTTTTACCAGCTGTATCAATATCAGCAGCTTCAAAACGAACATCTGCCATTGCAGCAGCATCAGCTACCGCAGTTGCAAATACATCTTCGTCTTTAACTACTCCAGCTGAAGTGTATATTCCTACATTGAAAGTACACGATCCGCCAAAAGTGTCTGAACCAATGAATAAACTTGGTACAGCAGCATTTGATGGAATTGGTGCTAACATAACAATATCGTCATCGTCACTATCGCCAGATGCTAATTCTACTGTTCCATGAGCTGTTCTTAGAACACCATGTAATTCAGCAGAGTTGTTAGCAACTGAAGGAGACGCTTCGAAATTTGCTACTAAGTCAGTATTTTTAGTTCCCATATTTCTATCCTCCTATTATGCTTCGTGACAAGGAATTTGAACAACTTTCTTTTCTTCCATTCTGACAGCGCCTAAAGACATACAGTAGTAAACTTGCGTACTGTAACTCTTATCAGCTCTTTCAGAAATTTTTGCAGAAATATCCTTACCGATACCTAATTTAATAGCATCTTCAGTATAAGCAAAAACTAATCTGTCAGTAGTATTAGTTGCATCCTTGTTCAGTCTTGTTGACATTATAAACTCAAATCCTAGGAATGAATTAACTTCTCCAGTTGATAAAGCTCTAACTGTATTAAAGTCAGCACTTGTAACTGAAGTTGTACCTAATAGATCTGATATTTGTTGTGGCCCGCAAACAATGTATCTCTTTATAGAAGGATCAACATCGTTATCATCCATGATTTTCTTCGCAGACAAAAGTTTAGCAATAGTCAAACCATCTGATTGATCTGAAGTTGCAGTTTTTTGCGTTGAAGGTAAAGCTGTAGATGAACCACCAGCTACACCAGTTGATGCAGATGCGTTGAATGCTGTAATAATAACATCATCCATTGCTCTATTCATCGCTGCTGCCGCTGCTTTAGCGTATGAACTTGTTGGATCCACAAGCATTCTAACTTTGTCAACATCGTCAACTAAATCAGCCCACTCGTAATCTGCCAAGCTCAATCTTCTTCTGCTGTGCGGAGTATCGATCTGTGGAGTATCGCCATGTCTGCTCGTTCTTAATTGAGCAGCAGTAACGCCTACTTGATCGAAAAAGGCATTTTTGCCATTAATATTTTCCACATCAACAGAACCTCTAAGTTTACTTCCCATTTGTTGAGAAAGCATAGATACGTTAGAACTATACTGTTCAACAAAAGAAGTAGTAATTTGAATAGACATACTATTCTCCTCTTGGTTATGTTTATGTTTAAGTTAAACGGCTGATTATCCTTGCGGGTCGAAACCTGGCTTTTACATCTTTTAGATGTTAGTCTTTCCTAAAGTCTTTCGGGGTCTATCGATTATCCCGATATTTTCAGCTATACTTGATTTTTTTTTTCTCGTAAAGCTAAAACTTCTTCAACTGCTGATTTATGATTAGGATGGTTTTTATCCCAATAAGCAGATCCAACTTGTGTTAGTTGTCCAATTTCTTTTTCTAATTGAGCTGGTGTTTGGTAAATTGGCCCAGAAGATTGCGTAATACTATCTTCTCCCATTTTACTTGCTAGCTCTGCAAATGCTTTTATCATAACTGGATGATCTCCAAGTTTAGTTCCATCTGCTAAATTAGTATCAAACAATGCGCTAGCTCCTACACTTTTTGCAAGATTAGAAGCCTGGCTAATTTTCTGTGGATATGCTTGGCCCCATTCTTGTTTTAATTCTTTAGTGCTGTTTTCTCTTGCAGCTACAGCTACGCTTTCTTGATCTTGTTGTATTTTTGACATTGCATCATTATAAAATTTAACAACACCATTTGCTTGACCAGGAAGTAATCCAAGTTTATGCGCTTGATCTGAAAAACTTTTAAGAGCTTCGCTATCTAAATTTTGATCTTCTGGTAAATCGTATTTATATCCAGATGGATCATCGGGTCTGCCAAGTCTTTCGTAAACTGCATCCCAATCTTTTTCTGTTGCAAATTTATTAGGTACTGGAATTTTATCTGCACCTACTAATTTTTGTGCATGAACATAAGACTTTGCCAAACCTTCTATATCTTTAATATTTTCTAAAGATTTATCAGATCTTATTTCTTCTGATAAACTGGCTTTCCAATCCGATGCTACTGTTTCTGCCGTTAATGTTGTATCGTTTGTTGGTGTTTCCGCAGACACTTGACTTGTAGGTTCAACTGCTACCTGGTTTGTTTCACTACTCATTTATCCTCCGTTGGTTTTTTATTGAGCATATTATTAATAAACAAGATTACAAATCTTGTTCCTTCTAAAAATGCGCTTTCATGGCTATCGCCTTTAATGTGCGTAGTATTATAAAAGCTACATCTTTTTTTTAGATCTTCTAAAACCTTTTCTCCAGCTTCAGAACTAAAAGTTTGTTTATAAGCAAGTTCTATTTCTTTAAGATCTTTACTGTTCATTTAATACCTTTAAAGCTGGAGCTACTTTTCCAGCACTTTCCGCCACTTGTTGAGCTTGTTGTAATTGCATTTGTTCCATTTCTGCTTGTTGTTTTTGTTGTTGCATTTGTTGTACTTCAGCTTTTGATCTCATAATTTTAGCTGGCAATCCTAATACTTCTTGGATGTGTCCAACTAATCCATCAATATCTATGTAATCAAAAACGGGAGCAATATTTTGCATTGAACCAAATATTTCTATTCCTCTCATAACTGAGGATAGCTCCTGGCTCTTTTGTGCTTTTGCTAATGGAGATACATATTCAATTTCTACATCTTGATCTCCGATTTCTTCTGGTACTGGAGGTAGTTTATTATTTTTGAATAATAAATTAAATGATCTAGTAATTAATGGCTGCAATAATTCAGATTGTAATCTGCCTAACACGGGGCCAAGTAATCTCATTTTTTCTTCAGTTCTTTGTAAAACTTCTGTAGCTGTCATGTTTTGATTTCCAGTTGTCATTAACTGATCTACAAAAAAGTTTTCTCTAATAGCTTTTCTTCTTTGATCTTCCATATTTAAACCAAGAGGATTGTTTGAACCTATTTGTAATGGTTCAATTCTTTCTCTAGTTCCAGATCTATAAAAATTTAATCCTCCAGGTACAGTTCGTATTGGTAAAATAAAACCATCATCAGGAACCATTAAAGGTGGATCAATTTGCTTTTGAGCTGCCTTGATAGTTGTTTTAGACATTGTGTTTAACATCTTCGTATCTGGTAACGCATTCATCGCTGGAGATCTTCCATATACTTCGTTAGATGAAGATTTTAAATATCTAGGTACAACATAAGGAAATTCTTTAAATCCACTTTCTCTTAACAAAGTTCCAGTTTTTTCGTGAACATGACAAGAAATATAATCCATATTTTTTGCATTGTCATAACCCATTGGTTTATCATTTGGATAAACAGAATGAATAATAGTTGTGTCATCAAAAGGGAATTTTTCTATATCTGTTTGGATTGCTCTTGGTAGATTTGCATCCGCATATAAAGCTGGAATGTTTTTATTTTTGATTTGAAACTTTCTAGTTAAACTATCAACTAAACCTTTTTCATTTTCTGTAATAAATATTTCTGAAATATGTAAAGTTTTAAATCTTAAATCATCTTTAACATCGTCTGTAATAAACATAGCAGACGTACCAAATGCTAACAGCTCATGGTACAATTCAAATATTTCTTGTTGGAAGTTTGATCTTGAGAATACTTGCTGCATAATTTTTGCGCAGCTTTCTAACCATTCGTTTGCAACATCGTTGTCAAACATCATTTGGTTTCTAAATTTTAAAATAAACCATGGAGAAACAGTATTAGTCAACATACCATTTAAAGATGAAGATAATAATTCTAAAGCATGAGTGGCTGTACCATCGAATATTTGATCGTGTCGCTTATCGCCTTTAGTATGTTTTTCTGTAATGTTAGCTTTTCTAGGTAAAAAATAATCTGCAATTTCTTGCCAATGATCTTCCCAAGTAACTCTTTGAGCTTTGAGAGTTTTATATCTCTCTAATACCATTTTCGCTTTTGGATCTTGTGCCATCTATGCTCCTAATGTTTTTTTCATTGTGTTAGCGGTACTATTACCTAAACCATCTGCATTATTTAAAATAGTTTGTGATCTACCCTTTTTCTTATTAGCAACTAAAATTTCGTCAGCAGACATAGTTGTTGAACTAGCTTGTGTAATTTCAGCGTTTGTAGGAGCTGTAGTTGTCATATTGTTTGCTGTCATATTGTTTGCTGGTAAAGTTTCAGCAGCAGATGTTAATATAGGTTGGTTATTATTATCGTTGCCACCGCCACCGCTAATAGGATTTCCATAAGCATCGGTGTTACCAGTTTGTCTGCCTTTCATGTAATCGCCATAGATTTGCTCTTGTTGGCTAACAGTCATGTTTAAAAAATCTTTTTTAGAAGTTGTTTTATAATTTTTAGAACCTAAAACTTTATCTGTAAAAAAATCTCTATTAACTTTTGTTCCAGCTTTAAATGGCTCCTTTAAAATAGAAAGAGAAGGAGGTAGTTTTGTATTATCCAATTTAACTTTACCTCTTTCATCAAAACTTGTATCAACTAACTTTTGATTTTTTTTTGACAGTTTTGATTTCTGAGTATTCTCAAATCCTGCGTCTGAACCAGTTGCTCCGCTGTCTTTTGCTCCACCCATATTATTCTCCTAACATTTTCTTTTTAGTTGTTAATTCGTCATCCTCTAAACCATCAGCAGTAGTTAAAATTGTTGATGATCTTCCTTTTCTATTTCTTCTAATCTTTGCTCTTTTTTCTTCTGCTTCTCTTTCTCTTTCTGGATCTTCCGCCTTTGGTGGTTCTGGCAATGGTTTTGGTTCTGGTATCGCTGGCATTGCTGGTGGGTCTGGTTTTAAAAATCCCATAATTATTTCTCCGTGTGTATTGCATAATCGCTTTCAGCAGTTTGCTGGCTAGCGAGTTTTTGTTTTGGTAATTCCGATAAAGATATGGCCATGTATCTTGCGGCATCGCAAGCGTGTGAGCTAAAATCCTTAACGGGTTTTGCACTAAAAATTCTCA